TCCTCGAGCAGGACTAACCCAGCATTTCTGCTCATGGAGATGCGTCGAAGTATGGGCGGCCAATAGTGGCATTTGATCTCAGCCAATACGAAACAGTCGATACCCGCATTCACAAGTTCTGGGGCGAACACAAGGCCGACGGCCGCATCGAGTCCAGGCTCATCGAGGTAGTCCGAGACGACTCAGGCCGACCGCTCCAGTACCTCATGGAGGCCCAGGTCTGGATCGGCGACCGCCTTGCAGCTAACGGATTCGCTGAGGAAGTAGTCGGCGGCTCACCCGTCAATAAGACCTCAGCCCTTGAGAACTGCGAGACCTCAGCAATCGGCCGAGCCCTGGCAAATGCCGGATACTCGAAAGAGAAATTCCGCGCCTCTATGACCGAGATGACAAAGGCAGAGCGACTGACCGGCACGCCAGATGATGACCCGTTCTACAAGCCTCGACCCAAGGTTGAGACTTTCCCGAATGGTCAGCCGATGCCTAACCTGCCCGGTGCACCCAAGGTGTACGGGGGCACAGGCGAAGCGTCAGCTGCACAGAAGGGCAAGATTCGCGGAATGGCTAAGGATCTGGGCGTGGCCACTAAGGAAGAATTCTTGGGTCTGGTAAATGCGTGCCTAATGGCAGCTAACCATGATACGGTCACCAGCCTCGACGACCTGACGAAAAAGCAAGCGTCAGACGTCATTGAGAAGATGCAGGAATCGACCACCGTCGAAGCATTTACGGGAGGCAGCGCATGATCGCAACCGAGAAGGATGTACGGGCATGGGCCCGCAAGGTCGGAATACCAGTCGGCGAGCGTGGCAGGCTCCAGGCCCACGTGTGGCAGGCCTACCTCGAGCAGCACCCCGAAGCATCTAACTAACGCACAGCACCATCGCCGCATGGCAGCGCCCTAATGCCATGGCCCGAGTAGTTGGCGGGTCTAACCCAGGTTAAAGCTGGTGGGCCTGCCATGCGGAAATGGGTGCATGGTCGCGGAGTAGATGCAAGATCGGAAACGATTAGAGGATGATCGGGGAAGATACTCACTCAACCACCGACGGCCGTTCGGCTGGGCCCGCAGGGACAAGCCCGGACGAATGGCCGCAAACGCTAGGGGAAACCAAATGCACACACCCATCGAGATCGACGCACACTGTCGCAAGCCTGGCTGCAACTGCGGCCACGTGATCTGCTATCGCGGCTGGATCGACACCGACCACACCAGCCCCTGTCAGTTCTGCCGGCCAGAAACACATGAACGCTGGCTCATGGCCTGCCAAGCCAGACAGAAGGGCTACCCCGTCGAAGCAGTCCACCGCATCCTGGCCGGACGCCGAGCATGAGCAGCCTCCACTCGACCGCCCAATACCGCGCATGGCGCAAGCAAGTCCTAGCCAAATGCGAACCAGTCTGTATTCGCTGCGGCTACCCGGTCGACATGACCTTGCCCGGCTCACACCCCGACGGCCCAACAGCAGACCACGAACCACCCCTAGCAGAAACAGGCGAGATCGCCCCCAGCCTCGACCAAGCAGGAATCGCACACCTCAGCTGCAACCGATCACACGGCGGCCGACTCGGATCAGCGCGAGCAACCGCGAAGCGCAACGGAAAAAAAGTCACGACCCGTTTTTCAGACAGGCCGTCGGACACTCCCGCCGCCCCTCTCAATTATCCCCCAGAGGTCCCACAAGGCTCCAGGAAGGGCCAGAAACCGACCGACAAGGCTCGGATACATCCAGAAGGATTCGTCCTTCCACGATTGGAGACAGGCCCGCAACGGAGCACTGTGGAATCTCACGGTCCCGCGGCTCGAGTTTGGCTCTCCAGCGTGTACGGATTGCAGCTGAGAGGCTGGCAGGCTTACGCGCTCGACCGGGCGCTCGAGTATTACCCCGAAACTGGTGAATTGTGCTGGCCGACGGTAGTACTTACTGTGGCTCGGCAGTCTGGCAAGTCTGTGCTCTCCCGGGCGATCTGCATGTGGCGGCTTCACCACGCGGAACTGTTCGGCGAGCCTCAGACGATCCTGCACGTAGCCAATAAGCGCTCGACCGCCATGGAGGTTATGAGGCCGGCTGGCATCTGGGCCGTAGAAAAGTACGGCAAGCAAGCGGCACGCTGGGGAAATGAGCGGGCCGGTATCGAGTTACCTTCCGGCGACCGCTGGCTAATCCATGCCGCTAACGATTCCGCCGGCGTCGGGTTCTCGATCAACATGGCTTTCCTCGATGAGGCCTGGAGCATCCCGAGTCAAGTATTCATGGGCGCAATCGCGCCGACGATGGCCGAGCGGCTCAACCCGCAGGCCTTCCTAGTGTCTACAGCTGGTGACTCATCCAGCGACCTGATGACCTCATACCGGCAACGGGCGATCGACCACCTCGGCGCGAAAGATCCGGGGAATATTCTCCTGCTCGAATGGTCGGCCCCGCCGACGGCCGACCCTGACGATCCCGAGACCTGGAAGTACGCGAGCCCCGAGTGGAACGATAAGCGCGAGGCCTTCCTGCGCGGCCAGTGGGAAAACATCGAGCAATCGTCCTGGCTCCGCGAGTACCTGAACCTATGGGTGCCTCGAGCTAATCACTGGCTCAAAGACTCCTGGTGGAAAGAAACTCTCTCGGACGAAAGCCTGCCGGCCGAGGGCGTCTGGTCTGTCGCGGTCGAGTCTGACTTCGATGGGATGGGCCACGCCGTAGCGATTGCGGCCCCGCTTGAGGATGGCCGGATCGTTGTTCGGGCAACCACTCACCGCACGATTAAGGATGTCGACATACGTCTAGGGGAAATCCGCAAGGATCACCCCAGTCTCTTTATACAGGTAACTCCCGGCTATGTGGACAGGCTTCAGGAGCGTTTCGACGAATTGGTCGGGCAGCGTGAGGCAGCATCTGCAACACAGAACCTCCTCGACCTATTCGACCGCCGGGCAATCCTGCACGAAGATTCTGAAACGCTGCTGGAGCATTTCACCCAGTCCAATATGTCCAAGCGTCAAGGCGGATGGTTCATGTCAGCCCGCATGGGCCACGGAGGTGTCTACGCAGCTAGGGCCGTCATGTTCGCGGCATACCAGGCAAGCAAAACCCCGCGGCCGATGGCTCGGATTCATACACGCCGACGCGCATAAAGCACAGATAGCCTTGGATACTTGACGATGGTGTGATATGGCACGAGAATTACACCCGTGGCGTTTCCCCGTTCACTCAAGGTCGTACGGGACCAGGCACAGATACAGTCCGCGATAACGCAGGCAGTATCCGAGCCGGTCCCGTACGTCCGCGACGCCTCGGCCCAATTACTGTCGATGATCCAGCAGTCGGGCACGTTTTCGCTGGCACTCAGCACCGCGATGCAGGTTCCCGCATTCGTGAAGTGCCTCAAGGTTTACACAAACACCATTTCGGCATTTCCCCTTAAGGAATACGTCGGCAAGGATCAGGTCGTCGCCCGTGGCGTCCTAGTGCAGCCAAACCCCCAAACTACTTACGCCTCGATCATGGGCCGCACAGTCCAAGACCTGCTCCTGTACGGTTTCGCGTATTGGCGAGTAGCAGCTCGGGCCTGGGATGGCTACCCGACCGAATTCGACTGGATGCCGTACTCACAGGTCTCATTTATGCCGGACGCCACCACCGAAGCCATGATGGACCCGATCCCCGCATTCGGAACCATCTACTGGAATGGCGTTCCAGTCCCGCCTCGCGACGTCGTCCGATTCGACGGTGACTCGACCGGCGGCTGGCTCGATACGATGGCGTCAGCAGTAAACACGGCCGCAGCACTCGAGGCCGCAGCCTTGCGCTACGCCGAATACCCGGTACCAAACGTGATCCTGAAAAACTCGGGCGCCGACCTGCCGGGCGCCGTCGTCGACGATCTGCTCGAAGCCTGGGAAACAGCCCGCACAAACCGCTCGACGGCCTACCTCAACTCGACGATCTCGACCGAATCAGTCGGCGGATTCTCGCCTAACGATATGCAGCTGACCGACGCAAGAAACGCAAGCGCCCTAGCGGTCGCCCGGCAGGCTAACCTCGACGCGGCATGGGTCAACGCTACCCAGTCAGGAAGCGCCTTGACCTATGCAAATAGGGTCGATCTTTATAGGCAGCTCCTCGACCTATCGCTAACGCCAGTCATGCTGCAAATTTCTCAGCGTCTCTCGATGAATGACATCACCCCTCGAGGCCACGCCGTCGAGTTTGACACTTCCGTATTCTTGCGCGGCAACCCAGCCGAGATCGCTGCACTAATCGCAACGCTACGCCCGCTCGACGTTATCTCGATCGACGAATCCCGCGAACTACTAGACCTACCCGATCTAATGCAATCCGACCCAATGCTGAGGCCATAATGCAGACAACCGAATTTACTACCGATCTCGTAATCGAGATGCGCGAAAACCCCACAGATCCCGACATCGCCGGCCAGGGCTACGGCCGCGCCGTCCCCTACGGAGTCGACACCATGATCGGCAACGTACGCGAGTCTTTCGCGCCCAACGCTTTCGCCGTAGAGGACGTCATCGGCAAGCCGATTGCCTACCGCCATGGTGAGCCGATCGGAGTTATCACCGGGGCCGAGAATAAGCCCGACGGCCTTTACATCGACTTCAATATCGCCAACACGGTCCAGGGCCGCGACGCCGCTACCTTGATCCGTACCGGCTCATCGAAGGGCCTCAGCGTCGGATTCATGCCGACCAAATCTGTCTGGAACCGGGCAAAGACCGCAGTCCAGCACATGGCGGCCTCCCTCATGGAGACCTCCATAACCCACATGCCCGCTTACGCCACCGCAGGCGTAAGCGCGATCCGAGAGGAAGTACAAATGTCAGTCGAAACCGTCGAGGAAACCGCCCCGGCGGTAACCGTTGACACCGAAGCACGATCCGCCATCGCCGAAGTACGTCAGCAGCTCTCACAGGTTGAGTCCCGCTCATTCGTGAGCGAGCCCGTTCACCCGCTCGCACAGTTCCGCGATTTTGGCGACTACTCCAAGGCAGTCCTCGCCGGCGACGTTGAGTCACGCGCACTCTTCGACCAGGTCACGGACAATAACCCGGGCGTCATGCCCCCTAATTGGATGCTCCAGGTTCAGGGCATCATCGACCTCGGACGCCGCGTCATCACCGGCACAGGCGGCCCAATGTCTGCCGGAGTCGCAGGCATGGACATCAACTGGCCTTATTTCGACGGGTCATTGACCGATATTGTCGAAGCACAAGCCAACGAGAAGGACGAAGTTAACAGCGTCGCTATCAACCTGGAAAAGGGCACCGCGACTCTTGACACCTACGCCGCTGGCTCGGACATTTCCTACCAGCTTTTGCAGCGCTCGAGCCCCTCGTACCTCGACGCTCACAACCGCATCATGGCCGCGTCATACGCGACCGTGACCGACCGCAAGTTCACCTCGGACTTGTGGAATGACGGTACAGGCACTCAGGACTACGACTTCGCAGCCGACACCACGGGCGCCGGATTCCGTGAAGCAGTGTTCGCGTCATCCGTCAAGGTCGAGGACGCTACCCAGTCCCCGGCTAGCGCGGTGTTCGTCTCGACCGCAGTCTTCAAGAAGATCGGCGGCTGGAGCACCTTCCAGCCCGAGCCCTACACCGTCCAGAACGTGTCGGGCGTCGCCACCGCGTCAACCTTGCGCGTGAATGTGTCCGGCCTCCCGGTCATTCGCGCCACTTGGCTCGACACGAACGCGGCCTACAACGCGATCGTGACGAATGGCGCGGCAGCCCGTTGGGTCGAAGACGGCCCCCGCCTCGCCACAGCAGAAAACGTAGGAAAGTTGGGACGCGACATTGCTATCTATGGCTATGGCGTTACCGCAGCATTCCTGCCCGCTGGCATCGTCCGAGTTCTGAACGTCTGACCGCTGAGATAAGGGACGCGACGATATGGCACTCGTAACGGGTGAGGAACTAGCCACAGCGCTGGACCTCGACTATGACCCGCCGGAGGAGCCCTACGATCAGGTGGCCGCAGCCGCCGACGATATCGTCGCGTCCCTACTCACGGACGCCGCATACGAACTCGAGCCCCCAGCCTGTAAAGAGGCAGCTC